CCCAGGGTTACGGTGAAATCACCGTATGAAAGTTTGCTAACAATACAAGTTAGCTTCGACAGCCATCTTCCAGCGGCTGCCGAATCCGGAGCTTTCGCCACGGACGGAGATTAGTCTATCCCAACCAGGACTGACCTTTCTCCTTAGCACGGCTCTTGGTCTTAAGCTTCGAAGACCAACACTATTTGTATGTTTTGAGCCGCCCCTAATCCATCCTGCAAGAAAGCAAAAGAGCAAGCCGTCAGGGTCATATCTGAAGTTAGGCAATAATACCCTAGCTTCATAACTATCACCCATCAGGTCGAGCTCCATACTAGACTCAACTGAGGGAATGCGCACCATGCGAGGAGTATTAACATTAGCCATGTACTTAATGGCTCCGTTGATATCTCGACGAACAATGCGCAATAGCGACTCCGGGATTTTAATCCCCGAATCATCGGCTTCATCGAATGGCACACCAATAAAACGGCAGCCAGACTTAAGACAACCGACGGTTCGGGATAAAAGGATTCCATGAGACGCACTCCAATAATTGAGACGGTTGATTGCAGAATAGAAATCACCCGCGGTAAGTAGCTTTTTCAAGTACACACCACGGACGTTGTAGCCCGAGTAAAAATCGGAGCCACAAGACTCGCGAAAAAGCCCTTTATTAAAGGACTTATCTCGATTAACGCTAAATCCAAGGAGTTCAAGACAGTCAACAACCGTTGAATAAACACGCTCGTCAACTATGATGTCATCCCCGAATACGGCAAAATTGCCGGCGTACTGCCCTCGAGGGTATCTGAGAGGAATCCCAGAAACTCTGTAGGCAGCCGAGACTAAGCACGCAAATATACACGTCTGTAAGGGAAAAGTATAACCGTTCCCCATAGACGAAACCATATGCAACTCAATATCTTGACCACCTGGAAGGGTGGTGCTCGTTGAGCGACACCGCTTTAGCCAATTTAGAGGCTCCGGCGGCATAATCTGTTCAAGCATACTGAGAGCGATGGAATCAGAAGCAGAAGATAGGTCAATAGTTCCATATCTACCGCTGACCGACCCTTCATGAGCCATGGAAGAGTTCAAAACAGGCTGTTTTGAGAGGTTAATATGAAATACCTCGTCTAAGCGCCGTTCTATAACTCCCCCAATCCCCTTTTGAAAAAGCATATTAAGGAGGGGCTCAGTGCATATGGTGCGGCTTATAATACGCGATTTAGGGACAAAAGAAAGACGACTTCCTCTCACGAGCTCGTAGCTAGAAGATGCGTTCCGAGAATTCTCAAGATCGGACCACAGCCTATCTACAGAGATCGCCTGCCTAAACAAATATGGCAGTGATGGATTAGTATGAGCCATTGTAGAACATACAAACTTTGAATAAAAGTCTGTAGAGGTCGTTCCAATGTTGGAACCGTTTCCTAAACCAAAGCAACTAGCTATATCACTTAGATTAAGGAGGTGCGGCTCTCTGTAAATGAACTCTTTTCTCCGTTCGAATTTCTTAGGCGTACAGAAATCCGGGTTGAAGAAGTCATAGAGGATTGATTTCAATTCCCCTAAGACTAGTTCACTTTTCAGATCTTTCGGCTGAATAGTGCCAAATACTCGACACTTCTCATTACACTCTAAGAAGAGTGACAGAGCCGCATTGTCACGGATATCATCAGTCTCCTCGTTATGAAATTTCTTTACAAACGAGTTAGCTAACGAATTCATGGCAACTTGGCGATGGGGGATTCCAGGATAATCTCCAGAATCCGTCCAACCAGCCTCATACAAATCTAACTTCAGAAGGGAGTGCAAAACATCAGGGCATAGACGTCCCATGTTGAATGTCTCCAATGTAACTACATTTAAATCAGACGGCGGGTTCTAAGGTATCATAGGAACGGCCACAGCAAACGCAGCGCAAGGAGTCATTTTGCGCTTTGGATGGAGTGACAATTCTTGGATACAAGGAGCCCTGCATCAGATCTTCTGGGTTTAGCGCTTTCGCGCTACGCCCGAGCTGATTTGTGGCTCGAGCGACCTCAAAAGACTTGACTTCCGTTGCCGCATGTAGACCTTCACGTTCAATGGCCGCAGGCAAAAGTTGCACAGCTTTAAAAATAGCTTCAACAAGTGCCAGGTAGCCAGTGACATGTAGGCTCACAGAAGGCCGCTGACAAACGTGTCGCCGAAACCAGCAGGTTGCTGGATAAGGGCGCCAAATGTGGCAGACGCCAAGGCCCGCAAATTCGCGGAATCAGCCAAATCAGAACCAGCAGGCACCTCAAAAATAATTGTGCACTGCGCGGTCCTGTAAGGCTGACCGGCTAGGGGAAGAACTCCCTTACGGCCGATAACCTTGAACTGATTAGTAGGAACATTGGAAATAACACCAGTAACCGGATTTGCCTTGCCGAGCTGTTTAAAAGCAGCAGGTCGAAAGACAGAAACGGTGAAAGGTGCGGCCATTGAATGGACCGTAACGCCAGCTTGCGTCCCGCCTAAAGCCGTCACTGCCCATTGCTTCGAGTTAACACTCGGAGCATTATCGGCAACGATGGTGTACGTCGGAGAAGTAAAGCCAGTCTGCGCGGCGCCTGTAATGGGCGTCGTAAGAGCAACAGTCATAATAAATCCTGATATTTGGCAAAATGCCAGATGTGTATTCGGCTTAATGGCCTCTTACACGTTGAGGGTGGATATCACGCGAGCATTGCGCAAATAGCGCGGTCATGTTCTCGAATTGACTTACCACATTCGGAAGTTCGAATGCAAGGTAAGGCGTATCGAAAGCAACACCTGCTATTCTAGTAACGCTACGTGAAGTCGCTTTACAGGATGGGCCAGTCCCGTGCCCGCTAATATACGTACCTAGAGGATTCAAATTACTCGTAAGGATTTTATCGTACAGGGAAGTTGTCTCTAAAGTCTTGAGATCGACCCTCGTCCGGTTAGTCCAAATGATATTTGACCTCAGCGCACAATTAGCGGTGATTACATCTCCAATATTTGAGAAGTAATCGATTAGAAAACTCCAGGGTAACAACTCCCATGCGGTAGGCACGAATTCTAACGGGTCAAACCCGTAAGGTTCGAGCTTTTCGAACAGGGAACCAGGAGTTTCGACATGACGTCGGTACATCCCTTTGTACTTTACGATGCAAGCATCTGTAGCACGGACACTATAATAGTATCCAGCTACTGTATTTCCATCGAGATTAACAGCGACGTTTTGTCTGCATTTGGAAGGTACTAACGCTGCCTCCTTACCGAACCCAGAAATGGGAACGAATATATCTCGCGTATGATGCTTATAAACATCAAACGCGGTTGATATATCGGAGATCAGCGGTTGCCAACCAAAAGCATTCTCAAGCCACAGCCCACCTAGGTTTTTCTTCCACTCTTTAGGCCTTTGCTTCTTAAGTTTTTTGACTTGATCAGCAAAAGATTTACAGAGATTCCGAAGTCCTTCAGCGGGATGCCTAATCATATGCACACTCTCTTTGAATTCACCAATGAAAGTTGGGGCAGAAAATGCCACAACAACACTGCGTGCTTTCTTGAGATATGCAATTAGAGCCCGATTATTCGCCAACGTTTCGTTCAGACTAAATGCCCAACTGAAATCACGGCCTGCCATCATTAAAGCGATGTCGCCCTTGAACCAGTTACGGTAAATAGTCTTATCGGACAGAGCGTTCGCGTCTCTATGAAAGACTTCGCCGCTCCCGTACTCACTATCCAAAGTCTGGAAAATGCCAGTCATGTTAGTGCACGCGTTCTGGTGATTAGCAATCTGAGTACGGAAGTTGGGATTCGAGACGCCTACACGCGTACGCACAAGAGTGTGTATTACACTCGTCTGCTTATAGCCTGAAAAGCCTCCCGCTTTAACAGCTTCCGAACGGAGGTATGCTAACACCTTAACACTGCGATCCTTAGTGAATGACATAGTGAGTACGCTCGTTGTGGAGATTTAAGTGCCGTCTGCGCTTAATAGCGCTATCAGGAAGGCCCCG